GCGATCCAGGCGCACGCGGCGGCCGAGTACCCTAAAGAATGCTGCGGGTTGCTGCTGGCGATCGGGCGCAAGCAGCAATACTTCCCCTGCGTCAATGTCTCGACCGAGGCGAACGAAGAGTTCCGAATCGATCCCGAGCAGTACGCAGCTGCCGAAGATGAAGGCGAAGTAATCGGCGTAATTCATTCACATCCGGACGCCACCAGCAGGCCCTCACCGCGCGACCTTGCGATGTGCGAAGCGACGGCGATGCCCTGGCACATTCTGAGCTGGCCCGAGGGCGATCTGCGCACCATCGTGCCGACCGGCGAGGTGCCGCTGCTGAAACGGCCATTTGTGCACGGGGCGTGGGACTGCTGGCAGGTGTGCGCCGATTGGTACAAGCGCGAGTGGGGGCTGGAATTCGAAGCGTTCAAGCGCGCGGATGGCTGGTGGGAGAGCAAGGAAAACATCAGCCTGTACGAAGCAAACTACGAGGCCGCCGGATTCTACCGAGTCGACCAGCCGCAGCACGGCGACATGATCGTGATGGAAGTGGGGCGCACCGTCTACCCGAACCACGCCGGCATATTCCTCGGCAGTGATCCGTCGTTGCCTGGTGAGGATGCGGCCACGTTCGGCCCCGGCCCGTTCCTGCTTCATCATCTATACGGCAGACCATCGGAGCTCATTGTCTTCGGTGGCCCGTGGCTCGACCGCACGCGACTGGTGCTGCGCCACAAGGGCGCGCAGTGATATCGTGGGCCATTTCCATAGGAGTGACCTGCATGAAATTCATCGTAGTGGCTTTGGCTGCAGCGCTGTTGGCGGGGTGTGCGTCGCCCGGCGACGTCAAGAAGAATGACCCGACAATCAGTACTTCAACTGGCAAGTCGGCCAAGAAGTACGCGCTTTGCGTTTTCCCAAAATGGCAAGAGCAGCGCTCGACGGCGACAATGTCTGAAACTGAGAACGGATATCGCTTGGTGATTGCTACTGACATGATGACGGATGAGGTTCTCGAGGTTTCCAGTGCTGGCTCCGGTAGCAAGGTCGCCTTATACCAGCGCATGCCGTGGTCCAAGATGTGGGGACGAGGCGCGTTGGAATCGGCTGTACGCGAGTGTTTGTGACACGATCAAATCAATCAAACCGCCATATGGCGGTTTTTTTTCGTCGGGAGAAAATGCGTAATGGCGGCGACAGCGTCTAATCCTTCAATGACAACCATCCTACTATCAGGGCCGCTGGCAAAACTGTTCGGGCGCACTCATCACCGAGAACTTGGAACAAAGTCAGTGAGTGAAGCCTTCAAAGCTTTGAAATGCACGCTCGATGGATTTGAGCAGGCGATCAAAGATTTAGATCTGCGCGGCATGCGTTTCGCGATTTTCCGTAATAAAAAGAACGTCGGCGAGAAGGACTTCTCATTGGGTGGCACACAGGAAATTCGTATCGTCCCGGTGATTACGGGGAGCAAGCGCGCCGGAGTACTCCAAACAATAATTGGGGTGGTGCTCATCGCGGCTTCTTTTTTCGCGGGCGGTGCTGGGCCGAGCCTCTTTTCAGCAGGGGTTGGTCTGACGATTGGTGGTGTCGTGCAACTCCTCAGCCCGCAAGCGACGGGACTGAAGCAAAGCGCATCCCCCGAAAACTCCCCGTCCTACGCCTTCGGCAGCGCGAAGAACACCACAGCCAGCGGCAACCCGGTACCGATCTGCATCGGCGAACGCCGGTGGGGCGGGATGATCATTTCGGCCTCGATCCTGGCTGAAGACAAAGTGTAATCAGGACAGCAGCACACCGGCCGCCCACGAGGCGGTTTTTTTATGCCTGGAGGAAAGCATGGGCGCAGCAGCACAGATCGACATCCGCGGGGAGAAGGGCGGCAGCAGCAAGCCGAAGTCGCCGACCGAAGCCAGCGACAGCCTGCGCTCGACCAACCTGGCCAAGCTGCTTATCGCCGTGGGCGAGGGAGAGTTCGACAGCGTCCCGACCGATTACGACATCTACCTGGACAACACGCCGATTCGCGATGCCAGCGGCAACTACAACTTCCCGAACGTGAAGTGGGACTGGCGCCAGGGATCGGTGGAGCAGACGTACATCCCCGGCATTCCGTCCGTCGAGAACGAGACGTCGCTGAACATCGAGCTGCGCAGCGATTCGCCGTGGGTGCGCTCGATCACCAATACCCAGCTTTCCGCCGTGCGCATGCGTTTGGCCTGGCCGGCGCTGCAACGCTCCGATGACCAGGGCAATGTCGGCGGCTACCGGATCGAATACGCAATCGACGTGGCCACCGATGGCGGCGCCTATCAGCAGGTGCTGGTGGACGCCGTCGACGGCAAGACCACCACGCGCTACGAGCGCTCGCGCCGCATCGATTTGCCGGACGCCACCACTGGCTGGCAGATACGCGTGCGCCGCCTGACGCCGAACCAGAACACCAACAAGATCGCCGACACCATGCTGGTGGCCGGTTACACAGAGGTCATCGACGCCAAGCTGCGCTACCCGAACACTGCGCTGCTATACGTTGAGTTCGACGCCGAGCAATTCACCAACATCCCGGCCGTCACCGTGAAGTGCAAGGCCCGCCGCTGGATGGTGCCGAGCAACTACGACCCAATCCTGCGCACCTATACCGGGACTTGGGACGGCTCGATGAAATCTGCCTGGACCAATAACCCGGCGTGGATCACCTACGGCATCTGCACCGAAGACCGCTTCGGCCTGGGCAAGCGCATCAAGCCGTTCATGGTCGACAAGTGGGAGCTGTACCGCATTGCCCAGTATTGCGATCAGCTGGTGCCGAACGGACTGGGCGGCCAGGAGCCGCGCTTCCTTTGCGACATGAACTTGCAAGGCAAGGCTGATGCCTGGTCGCTGCTGCGCGACATCTCGGCGATTTACCGGGGCATGACGTACTGGGCGCAAGGTCAACTGGTGATGCAGGCGGACATGCCGCGCGCGCAGGACTTCGACTATGTCTTCACGCGTGCCAACGTCATCGACGGCAAGTTCTCCTATGGCAGCGCGTCGGCGAAGACCCGTTACACCCGGGCACTTGTCAGCTACGACAACCCGGCGAACAACTACGACACCGACGTCATCCCATTCGCCGACCTGGATCTGCAACGCCGATACGGCGACCGGCCGACTGAGCTGAGCGCCATTGGCTGCACCCGTGCTTCCGAGGCCCAGCGCCGTGGCAAGTGGGCGATCCTCAGCAACAACCAAGACCGCACCGTCTCGTTCAAGACCGGTATGGAGGGTGTAATCCCGCTGCCCGGCCACATTATCCCGGTGGCGGACTCGCTGCTGGCTGGCCGTGAAGTGGGAGGCCGTATCTCGGCGGTCGCTGGACGGGTGATCACGCTTGATCGTGACACCCAGGCCAAGGCCGGTGATCGGTTGATCATCAACCTGCCGGGCGGACGCGCCGAAGGGCGCACTGTGCAAAGCGTCAATGGCCGCGCCGTGACCGTAACGGTCGCCTACAGCGAACAGCCGGTGGCGCAGTTGCAGTGGGCGCTCGATGCCGATGACCTGGCTATTCCGCTGTATCGAGTGCTGCGCACCAAGCGCACAACCGAAGGTGACTACGAAATCAGTGCGCTCCAATTCGAACCGAGCAAGTTCGCCTTCATCGACACCGGCGCACGCCTGGAAGAACGCCCGATCAGCGTCATCCCGATCACCGTTGTTCCGGCGCCGGCGAGTGTTTCGTTGTCGTCGACTTCATCGGTTTTGCAGGGGTTGGCCGTGGCCACCATGACGATCAGCTGGGACGCCGTGGATGGCGCGGTCGGTTACGACGTTGAGTGGCGCAAGGACAGCGGCAACTGGATCAAGCTGCAGCGCACCGGCATGACCAACGTGGACGTGGTCGGCATCTACGCCGGCGCGTACGTGGCCAGGGTTCGCGCCGTGAGCGCCTTCGACATTACGTCGCCGTGGCGCAACTCGATCCTGACCAACCTCAGCGGTAAGGAGGGGCTGCCGCCGGCGCTGGCGTTCCTTACCGCAACACCGTTGCTGTTCGGCATCTATCTCAAATGGGGCTTCCCTGCTGGCGCTGAGGACAGCCAGCGCACGGAGATCTGGTACGGACCGACGACCTCGTTGGAGGCGGCGACCAAGCTGACAGACCTG